TTCAAGGATTTAACAGAATGGGAGTTTAATATTATATGGAGAAGGATATACAAATCATACTTTACAGAAGACTTAACTTATTCAGAGGTGGTGGAAAAACCGAATGAAAAATATATTGAATCATCTTATTGACAGTTACTATATAATCTGATATAATTGATTTGAAGGAATCAACAAATTATGGCTAAAGGATTTACAGTAAAAGCAAAACCTCCCACTTCTAGAAAAAAGGAAGAAGAGTGGGATATAGATGCTATTAAAGAAAGAATGAGAGGTAAGGCAATTGTATTTTGCTTACCAGGTAGAGGAGTATCATACGCATATTTAAAAAGTTTTGTACAATTATGTTTTGATCTTGTACAAAATGGTTGCAGTATTCAAATATCTCAAGATTATTCATCTATGGTGAACTTTGCACGTTGCAAGTGTCTTGGAGCAAATGTACTAAGAGGACCTAAGCAAAAACCTTGGGATGGAAAACTTAAGTATGATTATCAGTTATGGATAGATTCTGATATTGTTTTTGATACTAATAAGTTCTGGCAATTATGTGATATGGCAATTCCTGCAGATGCTGTGAATGAAGATGGTAGTGTAGATGAAGATAAAAAGAGATCTATTGTTGCAGGTTGGTATTGTACCGAAGATGGTAGAACTACTTCTGTAGCACATTGGTTAGAAGAGGATGATTTTCGTAGCAATGGTGGTGTGATGAATCATGAAACCATCGAAAGTATATCCAAGCGTCGCAAACCTTTCACAGTAGATTATACAGGTTTCGGATGGCTTCTAATTGCAAAAGGAGTATTTGAACAACTTGAGTATCCTTGGTTTGCTCCTAAGATGCAAGTATTTGAATCTGGTGAGGTTCAGGATATGTGTGGAGAAGATGTAAGTTTCTGTTTAGATGCCAAGGAAGAAGGTTTTGAAATCTGGTGTGATCCTCGAATTCGTGTAGGACATGAGAAAACTCGTGTTATCTAATGGAAAGTTATAACATCTTCCGTAAAGATAAACTTATTTTTGAAAGTCTTACAGAAGATGAATACTTTGATGCTATGGAAGATCTTGCTCAAGAATACTATGAAACTGGTGTTCCAGACCCGATGGACCTCGAAACTAAAATTATTACAAAAAATTAAATGGCAATTTTAAAAAAATCTATGACAGGGACTACTTTTGTTGAAGCAATTCCGAAAAAGTCTCGTCAAGGATCAGGTAAACATACAAAATATTCAGCAACGTCTCGTAATAAAGCACGTAAAAGATATAGAGGACAAGGTAGATAATGAGTTTTTTACCTTTTGGAGACCTTTTAATTCTCTCCATTTGGTTATTTGTAATGTATTTCCTTAAATGTAAAATTGATTCCTACTTTGAGGCAAAAAAACCTAAAAAAATAACCAATCATATTGACCCAAGACGCCTTTCATAGGCGTTTTTTTATGTCCTGCACTAAATAATCAATTATAACTAAAAAATAATGGAAAATTCGCAATCAATGAAGGATATTTGGAGTGAGATTAGCATTCCTAAGTTAATTAAGGAGAAAAAAAAGGAAGTTATTCAAGAAATTATGCATGATGACCTTACTTCTCAAAAAAAGACATTGAAAGAAGGCGAATAGTGGTATAAATATAAAAAAACGTCTATATAAATGGCTGTTCAGAGGATATCAAGAGCATTTAAGGATATTAGTTTATCTTTTAACATGCATCCAGTTACTAAAGATATCACTGTAATCAAAAATTCGGACGCAATTAGAAGATCTATTCGTAATATTGTACAAACTGTACCAAGTGAACGATTTTTTAACCCCGATTTTGGTTCAGAAGTAAAATCAAGCTTATTTGAATTTGTTGATATTGGTACTGCCTCAGTACTTGAGTCTCAAATAAGGATTGCAATTGAGAATTTTGAGCCAAGAGTAACAAATTATACAGTTGAGGTAAACCCAAGACCAGATTTGAACTCATTTGAAGTTACTGTGTTCTTTCAAATAGTTGGATTAGATACTCCATTACAAAAATTCTCTTATATTCTAGAAGCAACAAGATAATATGCCTTTTACTAAATTTACAAACTTAGATTTTGATCAAATAAAATCCTCAATTAAGGATTATCTTCGTGCAAATACAACTTTTACGGACTTTGATTTTGAAGGATCAAACTTTTCAGTATTAATTGACACACTTGCTTATAATACTTACATAACAGCATTCAATTCTAACATGATTGTTAATGAATCTTTCTTAGATTCGGCAACTTTAAGAGAAAATGTTGTTTCTTTAGCACGAAATATTGGATATGTACCTCGTTCTAAGACTTCTGCGACTGCAACAATATCATTTTCAGTACCAGTTTCCTTTACTACGGGACAATTAGTACTAAAAGCAGGTTTAATATGTGTTGGTGCATCTGAAAACACTTCATATACCTTCTCAACATACGAAGATATTACTACTAATGTTGTTAATGGTGTCGCAACCTTTACGGATGTTAAAATTTATCAAGGTTCTTATTTAACAAGGAATTTTACAGTTGATACTTCATATAATCAAAGATTTATTCTAAGTAATCCTGATATTGATACTTCTACTATTACTGTAAATGTTGGAACTCGTGAATATAAACAGATTGATAATATAATAACCATTGATAATGCATCAGAAATCTACCTTTTACAAGAAGTTGCTGATGAAAGTTATGAACTTCTATTTGGTGATGGTATTATTGGTAAAAAATTAAGTAATGGTGATGTAATTAAAATAGGATATGTTGTAACAAAAGGAACTGATGGTAATGGACCTTCCTTATTCAATTATGCAGGAACTACAACTACTAGTGAAGGAGTTATAACAAACCCAACTGGACCAGTAACTATTAGTACTACCGCATCTGCCTCTGGAGGGGGTGACATTGAACCTATTGAATCTATTAAGTATTTTGCTCCTAGAATCTATGCATCACAGAACAGGGCGGTTACAGCAAGGGATTATGAGGCAATCGTACAGAAAATATATCCTAATACCGAATCAGTATCTGTTGTAGGTGGAGAAGAATTGGATCCTCCAGAATTTGGTAAAGTAATACTTAGTATTAAACCTAAAAATGGTACAACTATATCTGATTTTACAAAAAATCAAATATTGAATGATTTAAAACAATACTCTGTATCTGGTATTAATCAAGAAATTGAAGATCTTAAATTACTATATGTTGAGATTGATAGTGATGTATTTTATGATTCTTCAAGAGTAAGTAAAATATTAGATCTAAAAACAAATGTAACAACTGCATTGGAAAGATATTCCAAATCAATTGATTTAAATAAATTTGGTGGAAGATTTAAGTATAGTAAAACTTTGCAAGTAATTGATCAAGTTGATACAGCAATTACTTCAAATATCACTAGGGTTAAGATGAGAAGAAATCTTAATTGTGTGTTAAATACATGGGCTCAATACGAATTATGTTTTGGTAATAAATTCTATAAAAAATTAGGGGCATATAATATAAAGAGTACTGGATTTAAATTAGCAGAAACTAATGATACTGTATATCTTGTAGATGTTCCTTCTGCAGATAGTGATATTGGAATTATTTCTATTGTTAAATTAACAGATGATCCAGATAGTTATGAGATTGTTAAAAAATCAATAGGTACAGTTGATTATGCTAAGGGAGAAATACTTATTAATACTATTAATGTAGTTTCTACAGAATTAGCAGATGGTGTTGTTGAAATTCAAGCATATCCAGAATCTAATGATGTTATAGGTCTTAAGGACTTATACTTAATTTTTGACATGTCAAAAAGCACTATAAATATGGTTAAAGATACAATTGCTTCAGGAGAGCGAATTTCTGGAGTCAATTATCCCGTAAGATCAAGTTATTCAAACGGAACATTAACGAGGTAATAAGAGTAAGATGATAACTACTGGTTTTGATGCTAGAGTTAAGATACAACAGATAATTGACAATCAGTTACCTGAATTCTTAACGACTGAATCCCCTAAAGCATTAGAATTTTTAAAACAATACTATATTTCTCAGGAATATCAGGGAGGTCCCATTGATATTGCCGAGAATTTAGATCAATATTTAAATTTAAACAATTTAACACCAGAAGTTGTTGTTGGAATAACATCATTAACTACTGCTGTAACTTCAAGTGATGATACAATATATGTTGAATCTACAAAAGGTTATCCCCAAGAGTATGGTTTATTAAAAATAGGTGATGAAATTGTTACCTATACTGGTTTAACTACTAATACATTTACTGGATGTGTTCGTGGATTTAGTGGAATTACAACATATAGAGATTTACTTAATCCAGAGGAATTAATATTTTCCACTTCATCTGCTGCTGCACACGCAGATGATTCTCCTGTAAATAATTTAAGTGCTTTATTTTTAAAAGAATTTTATAAAAAAATTAAATATCTTCTCACTCCAGGATTTGAAGATATTGATTTTGTAGATAATCTTGATGTTAATAAGTTTATTAAGCAAATTCGTGATTTTTATCAGGCAAAAGGAACTGATGAAGCATTTAGAATATTATTTAATGTTTTATATGGATATAATCCAAAAGTTATTAATTTAGAAGATTATTTACTTAAACCATCGGATAGTAATTATATTAGACGTCAAATTTTAGTTACTGAAGTAATATCTGGAGATCCAAATAATCTTGTTGGAGAACAGGTTACAAGTTCTGATGGAACTGCATCTGGACCAGTTTCTGAAGTTGAAATTATATCAAGAGGTGGAAAACAGTTTTATAAAATTCAATTATTCTCTGGATTTAATGATAAAAGTTTAATTGAAGGTACTTTTAAGATAGGAGCAAAATCTAAAGTTGGTGATACAGTTTCTATTGGATCTTCTGTAATTACAGTAGATAGTACTATTGGATTCCCATCATCAGGAACTGTAATTTCTGGTGTAAACACATCAATAACATATACTAGTAGGAGTATTAATCAATTCTTTGGATGTTCTGGTGTAGCATCCATCATATCACCTGCAGATGCCGTTAGATCAGATGCTACAGTATATGGGTATGAGAATGGTGATACTAGTAAAAAAGTTGTTTTAAGGGTTACTGGAGTATTATCAGATATTGAGAATCAAGATAATATATCTCTTCTCTTAAAAGATCAGACAATTCCAGTTAAAAATCTTGGTGAAAGTATAGAAAATAATAATAAGAATTTTAAAGAATTTGCATTTAACACATGGTTGTATAATACATCTTCTAGATATGAAATTGAAAGTTTTACTCCAGGTAATAACCAATTAAATCTTTTTGAAGAAACTGATAAATCAAGTTTAAAAGAAGGTGATCATGTAGATATTTTAGATAGAAATGCTCAAAATATAGTTGTTTTAGATGCAATAGTAACTACTATTACTGATAAGATTGTAAATATCGATAAAATTATACCTTTTGGTACTTTATCAACTAGAGAATTAAGTTTAAGAAGAAGATATAGTTATACTACATCATCTTCCAATATTGTATTAGATTCTCCAAATATTCTTTCAAATATACAAAGTACATATAATGAAAATGATGAATATTTATATGCTGCATCCAATTCATTACCTGATTTTAATATAACAAAAAATATATCTTCTGCTGATATTAATATAACTTCTTCTTCTAATTTAAGTAATATTTTCCAAGGATATGATTTAAAAACTGATAAGTATAGTGTTTTATCATTTAATGTTCCAAGTAATAAACTACCATTTATTACTGGTGATGCGGTTGTTTACACGGGATCTGTTGATGCAATTTCTGGTTTAACATTTGGTCAAGTTTATTATGTAGAGATTTTAAGATCTGGTTCCAATACAAACCAATTAAGACTTTATAATTCTAGATCATTTATTGGTAGTTTAGATTATGTTCAATTTAAAAAATATGCAATAAATTCTACTCATACATTTACTTTACAACAACATTATAATAAGAAATTATCTGCAAAGAAGGTATTATCTAAATTCCCATTAAATCCTAATATAGAATCAGGATCAATGCAGGAAACTGTTCCTGGTCGTTCTACTGGAATGTTAATTAATGGTGTTGAGATTGCAAATTATAAATCAAATGATAAAATATATTATGGACCATTAGAAAGTGTAAAAATTTATAATGGTGGAACTGATTATGATGTTATTAATCCACCAACAATATTAGCAGCTGCTCCTACTGGGGGTATTGGTACAGGAGCTAATGCAATTATTAGACCTGTTGTTAGAGGATCTGTTAAAGAAGTCCAGGTTGATCCTCAAGAAACTAGTTTTTCAAGAGTTCTTTCTGTAACTATTGATGGCGGAAATGGTGATGGTGCTGTTTTAGAACCCGTTATTTCAAAACAATATAAAAATTTAGAATTTAGTGGAGCAAGATCAGATAATCTTGGAGGAACAGGTGGTGTTGATATTAGTGAAGATAATATTACATTTACTAAAGTTCATAATATATCTGCTGGAACTAAATTAGTATATAATCCAAATGGTAATAATGAAGTTGGTATTGGTTCATTTAATGGATCAAATACCGATCAAGGTGAATATTTAATAAGTGGTGCTGTTTATTATCCAAGAATTGTAAATACAAGTTCTATACAATTATATAAGACTGAAGCAGATTATCTTGCAGGAATTAATACAGTCGGATTTACTACTATTGCTAAAAATGGAAATGGAACGACTCCATTAATGGGTGGAATTCATAAATTTAGAGAATATGATGCAAGAAATATAATTAGTGAAATTAATGTTGTTAATCCTGGAAGTGGATATGAAAATAGAAGATTAACCGTAAATTCTTCTGGTATTAAAACAGAAACAAATTATATTTATTATAAGAATCATGGATTTAATGATGGTGATATAGTTGAGTATTCTTTTGATGAAACTACGGTTCCTGGTTCAGGATCTGATAGACTTTCTATTGATGGAATTTCCAATCAAGATCAATATTATGTTTTAAAGGTAGATGATAATAATTTCAAATTAGCAGACATTGGAATTACTGATGTTCTTGGATGTGCTCACTTTGATGGAAATCATGATTCTTATGATTTTGAAGCATCTACTGAATGGGATCTTAAAAAAGAAGATTTTACTATTGAATGTTGGCTAAAAACTGCATTTAAAACTGCAGATGGTTCTAAAAATCGTACTGTATGGATGTTGGATGGACATACTGGTGATACTGAAGAACAATTAAAATTTAATATTAATCCTTCTGGAGGAGTAATTAATGTATTGGCATCAACTACTCCTTTTATTGGAATAAGTGACGTTGCTGATAATAAATGGCATCATATTGCAGTAGTTCGTAGTGATGGACGAGTTGCATTATTTGTTGATGGTAAATATGAAAATAGTGTATCATTCAGTGGTAGTTTATCACCTAATAATGGATCTCCAAGACCTAGACTTGGTACTTGGAATAGTGCTAATGGTGATTTCAAAGGAGAAATTTCCAATTTTAGAGTAGTTAAAGGTAGATCATTATATTGGTCAGATTTTACTCCATCTAAGCATCCACTTAAAAATGTAGATGGAACTATACTTTTATTCTGTAAAGATGGTTTATCAGAATCTGCATTTGATGTATCTGCTTCACCATTTATTGAGAATAGTGTAGGTGTATTGAAATCTAATCCATTTAGGGACAAGTATAATAATGTTGGAGATGGTACTAAAGAATATTTTTATAATAGAAAAAAATATGTACTAATTAGTGGAGGTGGAAGTGATTCTCATCAATTCTCATATCCATCAATTAAACTTAATATAAATGCAGAATGGATTGGAAAAGCAGGTATTATTACTGCTATTCCAATTGTAAGAGGTGAAATCGTTGATACTTATCTTGATAATAAAGGATCTGATTATGGATCACCTATATTGAATTTCCATAAAGATCCTACAATAACAATTAAAAATGGTATTGGTGCACAGTTTAATCCAATTATAAGTGATACTAAAATAGTTGCTGTTCAGGTACAAAGAGCTGGAGAATATTATAATGGAGCTCCTGATTTAATAATAACAGGAGAAGGAACGGGGGCAAAATTAAGAGCAATTGTTGCTGATGGTAAACTTCAAAAAGTAATTGTTTTAAATGGTGGTATTGGGTATAAACCAAAAAATACATCTATCTCAGCAACTTCAGCAGGAAGAAATGCTGTATTGGAATCTTCTGTAAGATCTCTTACTGTAAATAATTTTAAGAGATTTGGAGATGAAGTATTTACTGAAAATGGTGAAGATAATTTATCTTATGGTGTAGTTGGATATTCAACTGATAGAGAAGGTGTATCATTTATAGATCCAAATCCAGATAATAATCATTCAAGAGTTATTGGATGGGCATATGATGGTAATCCAATTTATGGACCATTTGGATATTCTGATCCAAAAGATAATAATTCAACAATTATTAGATTAGATACATCATATAGTTCCTCTATATCAAACATTGAAAATAGACCTCCCATTAATGATTTTGAGTTGGGATATTTTGTAGAGGATTATAAATTTGATGGTAATGGCCATCTAGATGACCATAATGGAAGATTTGCAAAAACACCAGAATATCCAAATGGTGTTTATGCATATCATGTTGGTGTTACTACTGATACATCTTTAAATAGATTATCACCTGAATTTCCATATTTTATAGGTGATAGTTTTAGATCAAATGAAGTTATTAGTAATTTAGATCAAAGTTTTGATTTTAATAATTCATCTTTAATTAGAAATACATTTCCATATAGAGTTAATAAACCATATTCTGGTAATGAATTCTTATTTGAATCTAATGAAAAGACAAATCAGGTTAGTATTGTTGAGAATGCATCTGTAGGTTCTATAGATTCTCTAAAAATTATTAATAAAGGTACAAATTATAGAGTTGGTAATTCTGTAGTATTTGATAATACTAATACTGGTGGTGGTGCAGCAGCTGCTGAAGTTACTAGAATAGATGGAAAATCGATAGCAAATATAGAAACAACCTATGAAGAGTTTGAAAATTCAGTTCTTACATGGGAAAATCAAAATACAATAAGAGTACATACTTCAGGATATCATGGATTAATAAATGGCGATAGAATGGAGGTTTCTGGTTTATCAACCTTTATTAGTGGTGTATCAGTAGTTACTTCTCATATTATTGGAGTATCATCCGAAACAACTTCACTTCTGTCTAGTATACCTACATCTTCTGGTATTGTTACTGACATTTATGTTTCTTCTATACCACCGTTAGTTGGGGCTGGATCAAGTATTGGTATAGGAACAGAAACCTTTGGGGTTCTAGGTGTTCCTGGTGAGGGTATATTGAGAGTTAAGAGGCAATTCAGTGGATGGAATGTTTCTCATGATGCTTCTAGTATTGTTGGTTATTATCCAGATACATTTACAATTCCTGTAGATACTGAGTATTTTGATTCTACTAGAAATTATACTGCAAACTTTAATCCAGCAGAATCTGTTGGTATAGGTACTACTTCTGGATTTGAAAATACTTTATTATATAATGTTGGTATCGCTCCTAGAACAGTTTCTGTACCAACGCAGAGCATTTATATTCCAAATCATCCATTTAAGAATAATGAAAGGGTATTATTAACTGTACCATTAGGTGGAAATTCATTTACTGTAGGAATGACGTCTACCAGTAATGTGTTCAATTTACCTTTAAGTGGTAGTCAGGGATATGTGTATGTAATTAATAAGTCTAAAGATTTTATTGGATTAGCAACTAATGTTGGAGTTACAACTGGATTATACTTTACTATTAATGGATCTAATAATAAAGAATATAGTCTTCAAACAGAATATTCTCAGGTAACATCAACTCCAAGAAAAATTAAAGGTAAAATAGGAGTTTCTACTTTCCATAATTTAGTAAATAGTGATCAGATTGATTTACATATTAATCCTAGTTTATCTGTTGGTATTGGTGTTGATCAGTCAGTTAAAATTAAATATAATACTGAATATAATAAGGTTCTTGTAAATCCAGTTGGATTTACGTCGGCAGCAATTACTATAGAAACTGGAGGATTGCCAAAATATCAAAGTGCTATAAACATTCCAACACATGGGTTTAAATCTGGTGATAAAGTATTTTATGAGGCTGATGAAATTCGTGCTACTGGATTAAACACTGGTGGATATTTCGTTTATAGAGTAGATTATAATAATATTAAATTATGTGAAACTTATAGTGATGTATTCTCAAATCCACCCGTAACTGTAGGTATTGCTGAAACTGGTGGATTAACACAGAGATTAAGTCTTATTAATCCACAAATTACAGTTACTAAGAATAATAATTTGGTATTTGATGTATCAGATACTTCATTATTAGAGTATAATTTTAGTTTTTACTATGATAAAGAATTAAATAATGAATTTGTATCTACAGGAACAACATCAGTATTTTCAATTTCAAAATCAGCAGTAATTGGAGTTTCATCAGAAGCAACATATACTATTAGTTCCAATGATGATATGCCAACAAAATTATATTATTCTTTCTCAAAGAAAGGTGTATCTATTGATCCAGATGTTGAAACAAATAATTATTCAGAAATTTTATATACTGATAGTTTATATAATGGGAACTATAATGTTTTTGGTGTTGGATCAACTGATTTTTATATTTCACTTAGCGAAGTTCCAGAAAGATTATCATATTCATTACAAGATTGTGATGTTTTAAATTATGATACATCATCCAAAACTGCTTCTGGACCATTAAATAAAGTTGATATTATTTCTAAAGGTGATAATTATCAAAAACTACCAAGAATAACAGGTTTAACTACAGGAACTTCTAACAGTTTAGGTAATAATGCAATTATTAGTGCTAAAACAAATAGTATTGGAAAACTTAATAGATTTAGAATAATTAATGAAGGATTTGAATATTCTGCAGATAAAACGTTAAGACCATCAGCTGATGTTGCTTCACATATTAGTTTAGATAAAGCAGAAAAAATAAACCAAATTAAAGTTGCTACTGGTGGAAAAAATTATCTTTCAGCTCCAGAATTAGTTATTGTTAACACATATACAGGTAATGTTGAAGAAACTGGAATACTTAAAGCAGTATTTAATAAGGCTACTGAAAATAATGCAATAGTTGAAGTTAAAATTGTAGATCAACCTAAAGGATTATCTTCAGTAGATCATAAAATTTATAGTATTAACAATAGTAATGGAGTACAAGTTAATAAGATTAATTCATATACTAATGGTATTGTTGAATGTCAGATTACAACACCTCCTGTAGATGGATTTGTTGTTCCTCCATTTGCTGCTGGTGATAAGATTTTTGTTGAGGGATTAATAAGAGGAACTGATAAGGATCCTATAACAGGAATTAGTAGTACTCCTGGAACTGGATTCAATTCAACAGATAATGGATATAATTTCTTTGAAGTTGTTGAATATATCAATTCTAATCCAGCTATTCTTAAATATGATGTTGCTCCATATACAGATAACGCAGGAAATCATAAAACAAATTATAATACAGGAACTATATTAGATCAAACAACACAGTTTAATGCGATTATTAAACAGAAAGATTATCCTACTTTTGAAATAACCAAAATACCAAGTGAATTTTATATTGGAGAAAAAATAGTAATAAATGGTGAAATGGTTGATTTAACTATTACTATAGTTGATAGTCAATTTATTAAAGTTATTGGATCTTATCCATTGGAAATTGGTGATAGAATTACTGGTAATAATTCTGGTAATACTGCTGTAGTTAGTGGAATTGATAAGTTTAATAATAGATATACGATTAGTTATGCGAATAGAAAAGAATTTGGTTGGAAAGATGGAACTGGTAAATTAAATGATGATCTTCAAGTATTACCAGATAATGATTATTATCAAAATCTTTCTTATACAATTAAGAGTCCCGTAACATGGGATACGATGAAGGATTCTGTTAATAAACTTGTTCATCCTTCAGGAATGAAGAATTTTGCTGATACTGAAATAATTTCAAAAGCAGTTATAGCAATTGGAGTAACTCAATCAATATCTCCAGTTATGGATTTTGTATCTACTGGAAGAATTGATACTATTAGTAATTTTGATTTGGCATTAGATTATAATCCAACTGCAAATTCTTCAAGATATATTATCTTTAAAAATAGAAAATTAACAGATTATATTACATGTAATACAAATAGAGTTTTACAGATTGATGATATTAGTAATGATTTCTCTAGTTCAGAATTTAACAAGAGAACGTATGCTGATTCTCCAAGTTATCCAATTACTGATTTTTATGCAAAATATTTAGTACAAGTTAGTGATACTGATAAATTAAGTTCTCAATTAAGTGAAGTTGTTGTTTTAAATGATTTTACAAGCACATATACCCTTAATAAAGGTGATGTTTATACGGGTAATAGATTAGGTGTATTTGAGGGAGAATTAGGTGAAGTTGGTGATCCAATTTTAAGATTTACACCAGATGATCCAAATAATTTTAGTTATAATCTTAAAATTTATAAAGAAGAATTTGCAAATACTCCATTTAATATTGGTATTGGAGTTACTGATATTGGATGTACTAGATTATCTGGTAAAACGGAAAGAGTTGGACCTGCATCTGGATCTGGTTTGATTGGATTTAGTACAGATGTATTCCGATCAAATGTCACTGATATTAATACATTTTATGCAAATGCTCATGTACTTAATGAAACGACTAATGAACAGAATTATTTTGAAATTGCTGGTTATTATGATGGTACTAATTCTTACCTAGCAGAATATTATTTCGATACTACTAAGTATGGTGGAGTTTCTAGTGGATATATTGGTACTTTTGGTATTAATGTTTCTAGTGGAGTTTTAGGTTTAACATTTAAAAACTCAACACAAGATAATGTACTAGTAAAAACGAAAACTGTTGGAATAGGATCAACTCAATTTGGTTCAGGTATTGGAACACATAGATTTAGTGTTGCTGGACAAACTCCTGGTAGTGAAAGAACTGCAAGATTAGAAACTAATATCACATATGCAACTGGTATTACTACTATTACTACTCTTGATCAGAGTTTAGAATTTGGTTTAAAATCTCTAGTTAAAGTTAGTGTTGGATCTACTGTAGATGTACATAACGTACTTGTTATTGCAGATCAAGAAAATGCTGCTATTCAACAATCACAATTCTTGTCTGGTGGAAGCAATGCTGGAATAGGTTCATTCTCTACAAGTATATCTGGAACAACTGTTAGTGTTTTATTCCATCCAGATTCAAGGTATTCATCAGATCAGGTTACAGTACAATCATTTAACCAATATATTTACTCTGCAATTGATAATTATAATACTCCAAGTGATCTTACTTATGGAACTGTTAATGAAAACATATCTAATGCTTTCTATGGGTCTATTAATGAATTTGGTAAAGATAGATTAGCATTTGATTTATTGCATAAAGGAATTCCTATTTTTGAGAAAACTTTTAACCCATCTGATACTACTAAACTTAATAGATCTACTGGAGTATTCAGTGTAGATAATCATTTCTTTGAAACTGGTGAAAAATTAGTTTATACACCAGATTCTAGTTTGATTGGTATTTCTGGAACTGCAATAGGTATTGGTGCAACTATTACAAGTGGAGCAATTTTCACTGGAGATATTATTGCTGGATTCTCAACAGTAACTGGAATTGCAGTTTCAACTGGACTTGTTTCGGGTTCTAGAATTTATGGAGAATCTATTAATGTTAATAATAATACAACTATAACAGGTATTAATACTGCTTATACCTGGTTTAATGGTAATTTAGGTGCTGCTGGTACTGTTATTACTGGTATTGGAAATACTTCAGTTCTTACTGTTGGATCTGGAATACATTCTGGTGGTACTAAGGCAGATTTAGGTACAATATATTCAATTGGTATTAATTCTATTACAGTATCTTCAAATATAACAAATGTTGGAACTGCACAATCTTATTATTCAACAGATGTTAATTGGTCTATAAATTTATCTAATGCTGGATCAGCATCAACTATAAGACAATCTTATAGTACAGGTATTACTACCAATATTTGCCCATCATCAGTATATGCAATTAAATTATCTAAAGATACATTTAAAATTACTGGAACTGCTGGTGGAAATGTAGCTACTCCTGGAATAGGATTTACCTTTACTAATGTTGGGAATGGTAATGTTCATAAACTTGAAATGAACAAGAAGCTTGAAAAATCATTAATTACTGTAGATGGTGTAACTCAATATCCATTAATTTATACCCCATTAACATTTGATCTTAAGGATAATCCTTCAACTATTGGTGCTGCAGTATCATTTATATCACTTTCTGGTATTTCTTCTATTAAACCAAGTGATATATTAAAAGTTGATGATGAATATATGAAGATTAATAATGTTGGATTTGGAACTACAACTGCTGGTCCAATTACTGGTATAGGATCTGCCAATGTTATTGAAGTTACTAGAGGATTTGTCGGATCTTCTGCAACAACACATACGGATGGAACTAGTGGTAGAATTTATAAAGGTGCTTTTAATATTGTTGGAACAAAGATTCACTTTACCCAAGCACCAGATGGTAGAGGTTCAAATAATACATTAAATTCTAGTGCTCTTCCTTCAGCAAAATCAACATTTAATGGTAGAGTTTATTTGCGTACAGATTATACGGATAATAAGATTTATGATGATATATCACATAATTTTAATGGTATTGGACAGACATTTACTGTTTATAAAGAAGGTAAAGATGTAACAGGAATGCAAGCAGGAAGTGATGTTCTGTTTATTAATGATGTATTCCAAACACCAGATACTGAAAATAATACAGGAAAGAATTATAAATTCTCTATACCACAAGAATCAGAAGCTGCTGGACTTTCTAGTGTCACTTTTACAGGTGTTAAGAGACCTGGATCTGGTAATGATGATGCAATTATAGTTGATTATGATATAAACCAGAACCAACTTCCAAGAGGTGGTGTAGTTATTTCTATTGGTTCTTCTGGTGGATTAGGATATGCTCCTCTTGTTGGTGCAGCATTTACTATTGGAATGACCAATAAATCAATTACTTCTGTAGGTATTGGAACTTCTGGAACATGGGGTAGTGGATATCAGAATCCTGTTTCAATTGGGGTAACTGATCAGGCATATAAACATAAGTTTATAAGTTGTGATGTTAATTCTATTACTGCAAATACAGGATCTAAGTTTACTGCTACAGGAGCATTATATGAATCACATTCTGGTATTTGTACCATAACAATATCAAATCATGGATTAACTACTGGAAATACTATTGGAATTGCTACTGGTGCTTTAGTATTCTCATGTGATAGAGATAACTTTAATAGTAATCATGCATACCCTAGAACCACAGACCCTGCTCACAATGCAACTCTAGCAATTACTTCTAAAACTGATAATACGATTACAGTTGGTGTTGGATCTGGTGGTGGATCAGGTACTGGAGCAGTAGTCATAGCAACTGTTGGTGCTAGGTATAACCATAGATTTGTAACTGCAGCAGCAGGAGCAGCATATACTGGTGGTGAACATAATCATACATGGGTAAGCCCTGCTACTAATTCAATTGTTGTTGATAATTGGGGTGGAACAAATTTATCTCCTACTGGAGTAGGGTATACTCCATCCACTGGTGATGTTGTCCTTACATTTGGGTCTAATCACAGTCTTACTGCAGGAGGTAATACTATTGGAATTAGAACAGAATCATTGATATTTACATGCGATAGAGATAATAATGTTACTGAGAAGAAATATCCTAGAACAACTGATCCTGTACATAATCAACAATTAGCAATTATATGGAATACTCCAAGGAAGTTAATGGTACATGTTGGTGTATCTTCAAATAATGATTATAATATTTCAAATGCAGAATATAATTCAACAACAGGAGATTTGATTCTTACAAGTGTTGATCATAAATTAACAACAAATAGTCTTGTTGGAATTAAGACTGATTTATTAACATTCTCATGTAATCAAGATGATTATGCAACTAATCATACATATCCACGTATAACTGATCCTGCTCATACAAAAGTATTAGGTGTTACGTCAACAACAGAAAATACATTTACAGTTAATGTTGGAGCATCTCAATCTGGTGCAGGTGGAGAATTAACATTTAATATTAAAAATAGTGGTACATATTATGTAAATCCACGTATAACTCTTAGTGATCCTACTTATCAAAATCTAAAAGTATTAGGAGCATCTAGGTTAGGTATTGGCGCAACTAGTATAACTGGAGTTGGATTATCAATGACACTTGATCTTTCTGCACCAGTTGATGCTGGAAAGAGATTAAGAGGTCCAATCCCAACACCCGTATCCAACAAACATGCTGATGCATCAGATCTTATTCTTACTAATAGAACAATGATCGCAGAGGTTGCTGTTGGTAGGATGTTAGAGAAATATAGTGGCAACTATACCCATCAATTCGTATCTGCAACTGCTGGAGCAGTAAATAAGGTTTCTCCAAGTGGATCTGCTATAACACCAAATCATGCATTCTTTACACCATCAACAGGTGTATTGAAGTTGACATTTGCTTCTGCTCATGGTCTATCTAATACAAATACAATTAAACTTGATACTCTATCATTGAAGTTTACTTGTGGATTAGATAATCATACTTCATATCATTCATATCCACGTACAACAGATCCTATTTCTGGAATAACAACTGCTATTGCTAATGTAGGTGGTGGTGGTACTGACTTTACTATAAATGTTGGACAGGTATTGCAATCATCAATTATTCCACAATATAAGACAAATTCTTCAGTTACTAATCAAGATTGTATAGATGATGTTTCTGATATTCTTGAGGTTATCGCTCACAATACACAATTTGATGGTAATGATAAGACAGTTGATGCAGCAAATCTTTATATAACTGGAGCACATGTTGCTGGTGAAGAGCAAGAAACAATATATGCCTTTGAACAAGCTAGAGATATGGCAATACAGGCATTAAGAAATGAAACAATTGGTATTGGGTCTGGTGGACAATATGAACATAAGTTAATTAGAACTAATGCAGATACCTTACGTACTGGTGGAGCTTATGGGCATACATTTGTAAGTGCAGCAAATAATGCAGTTTCAATTACTGGTGCAGGATCAACTACTCCTTCTGGAGCAACATATGATGGAAATACTGGTGTTTTAACATTAACATTTGCTAATGCTCATGGAATTAATAATTCAAATACCGTTACTATTGCAAATAATTCATTAACCTTTACTTGTGAAGGTGATCAACATGCTTCTCAACATTCATATCCACGTCCATCTGACCCTGCATATGGTAATCCATTAAATGTTACTTCACATACATCTAGTGCTCCTCACAAAATAACAGTTAATGTTGGAGTATCAACTTTTGTTAATGTTGGAGTTACTACTGCAACATATAATCCATCAACTGGTGATCTAGTTGCAACTGTTGGAGCAGGACATACAATTCTTGGACCATCTTCACATACAGTTACAACATGCACATATACACCAACAACTGGTGTTCTAAGATTTACAGTACCTAGTCATGGATTCTCTAATGGGGATATGGTTAGAATACTTGACGGATCTTTAACTATGACATGTGATTATGATTCTCATGCTACAACTCATACTTATCCAAGAACATCAGACCCTGCTAGTGGTAAATGGTTAACAATTACTAATGTAACTACAAATACATTTAAAGTTAATGTTGGTAATGCTGGTATTTCTTCTGCACATACCTTTGTTTCTGCTACTTCCAATGGACTTGAAAAGGCACGTACTAAGATAGGAATTACTACAGAATCCATGACTTGGACATGTTCTAGAGATTATTATGCTACCGAACATTCTTATCCACGTACAACAGATCCTTATCATAATAGAACAGTATCAGTTGCTTCAACAACCAATACTACAATTACATTTAATGTAGGTTTATCATCATCAAATTATACTACCAATGATCAATATTATGATGCATCTATAACTGGAGATCAATCTGAAAGTACAGGTGTATACACAGATGGAGATTGTGCAGAAGTTGCTTCGGCAGTTTCTACTCTTACTGGAATTGTTACTTTCGC